GCAAAACGAACTTTTGTGATACCGTACTGTGTTGAAACGCCGGCTACTGTGAATGTACTCATAATAAAGATCCTTCAAAAAATGTAAAAATTAACAACTTCACAATTCATATTATATAGCCTTTCGGCCTTCTTGTCAAGCATTTTGGATAAATTCTTTAACTTTATTTGCATGCTTGCAAGTCCTACGGAATTGAAATCCCACGCAACTACAGGAAACAATACCATTATCCGAAACGACATTATATTCATGTCCTTTCGATTTAGATCTGATTTTAAATATTCGAGTTTCTACTCGATTATCTGGAAAATCAAATCCAACGATAAATCGCTTATTAATATGAGATGTAGGATATTCTGGATTACCTGTATATACAGAGACATAATCATTATCTAACCATTTAGGATTATTAACGACTTTGCCTTTGAATATATTATCCTGATATTCTTCACCCAATATGTTCGACCTCCATCGAGTTTTAAGTTCGACTTCGGCACCGATTGAAAAGTTCTTTATCATGTGCTTATTATAACAGAAAAAAGTACCCGAGTCAAATGCTCGGGTACTAAGATGTTGTTCTTTAACAACGATTAAATTTGCTTGATTTTTAAGCACTTTCTTTTTCGATAATTCCTTCTGCTTCGAAAAAGTCAATCGCATCGTCTACGCCTTGATTGTGCCCCCATTTATAGCATGCAAAGCATGCTGCTAACATTAATCCTAATTGTATTAAATCATATAGAGTGAATGTAATATTTTCCATGTATCGCTCCTTTTAATTATTCTTTTATCGACTCCTCTGCGAACCAATCTGCGTGTTTTTGTCTTAGATTTTTAAACTGGTCATGTTCCACAAGGAATTTTGCAACAAGACTGTTTTCTAAACCATAGGCTTCTATTTCCCAAGGTTGATCCCAGTAGGATGTATCATCATCATATTTTTCACCAAACCATAATGTTATATACTTATCTTTTTTAAACTTATCTTTAGCTTCGCCTTTGGCATGCTGTTTCACATGAACCATTTCATGTGCAAGGACCTTGAACATATTAATCTTTTTTCGTGTCCTTAATATCTCAATGTTAAATTCTCGTGGATTGCCAGTTGGGTCAATTTCGTAATCACAAAAGCCTCCGGCGCCTAGCTGTTCACGTACAATAATTTTGATAGATAAATTTTTTGTCAATTGCGGGGACATTAAATTCTTGGCAAATGAATCAGCTGCTAACTTTAGCAAATACACCAGCATTCTATCTTTTGCATTTCTAACGGAAACATTCATTTTTATTGTCCTCCACTTTTATTTATGCCGCTAGTTTCATCTTATCTTTTATATATTGTACTCTATCAACCCAACCTTGTTTAGTTAGGAATCCCCATTCGCGTGTTCTCCAACCATGCATAAACAATGTCCAAGTTGGAGCAGACATTTCTAATCTGTGAAATGACGTGGCTCTTCGCCATATAATTGATCCAGGGCCTCGCCATGCGCCTCGTTCTCCGACTTTAATACCGTGTCTGTCGAAGACCGGAGTCCATTCTGTATAACCTCCTGCAAGAATAACGGTGAGGTAGTTCCAGGGGTGATCGTGAACGTCTCGGTCTTCGTCGGAGAGGAGGAGCTTGTGGATAAAGATGTTTGGGTAGGGTTTAACGGTATCGAATGCATTTATTTTTTCCTTAAAACATAGATAGTATCTGTGCATGTAATCCCTGCCAAATCTATCTTGTATAATACGTTTTCTATTTAGTTTTTCAAGCAATCGCAAAAGCATGATATTTACTTAAGTCCATAGGGATTGTCTAATTTTAATGAGGCGAATCATCATTGCTTCATCTTCTGCCATATGTTCTGCTTCAATTTTATGAGATAACTCTAAAGCATCCATACATTCTTTTCGTTCTTCTTCTGTTTCATTCTCGTGACCCCATAGATCACCGCCAGCTTTTTGTCTGCGTTTCTCACAATATGCAGACCATCCGCTTGCTTCCATTGGATCAGGGCGATTACGATATGTTTGTGTCCACCACAAATAAAGTTCTTTAATTTCTTTTGCAGAAGTTGCTTGACTTGTAAGTTCATTTTCATGTTCAAGTGTCATTGCCCAATCAAGATGATCTAGGCCTGCTTGAGGGCTACGCCATGTTCTCCAACGAAACCAACCTTTAGCATAGAATGGAGGATTATATTTTTTACAAGCATCATCATCCCATGCAATATGTAGCCATGCTGTTTCTACTTCAACAAAATCAACTAGCTCGTTAAACAAACAAGGTAAAAAGCGATAACCAACATCTTGCCATTTGCCGGGTTCAATGTCACGGGGATGAGCAGTGAGACTATGAGTGCGAGTAACCCAGCGATTGTTAATGTAGTATTTTACATTATATAATGTATCAATTGGCAAACGAACAAATGTTTGTATTTTGTCTAGGCCTTCTTCCACAATCCAGTAACGAATGGGGTAGGATTCTTTTGCCTCTTTTTCCCATTTATGCCAGCCGGAGCTAGTTGCGGATGTGGGTTTTGTTGTACCTCGAATCCAATTAGCAATTTTTGTATTTGACCAATATTCTCTCATTTTAAACCTTAATAGACGAAAAGTCTCGTTTACTTCTACTTATAATATCATTCATATTATAACTGCTTTTAGCTTGCGTGTCAACTCTATCAATGTCCAAATTGGCATCTGTTAGACCCTTTTGAGCAGATTGTTCTAAATCATATAATTTCATCTTTGCTCTATCCACACCAATCATAAATCGTTTATTTGCGGTTGGATCATTATATCGGTTCTTTAATTGTTTAACCATAAGTTGATTCAATTGCTCTAGTTCTTCAGTTGAAATCAAAGCAAACATAAAGTCAACTGTTGCAGGCAAACCAAAAGATTCAGAAGTATCTGTTAGTTCAACATCTGTATTACCATAGCCACTTCTAGTTGTCTGTGTAGCTGATAGAATAGGCACATTCTCCTCAACAGCTAACCCACGAAGTTCTTCAGCAATAGACTTAATCAAAGTATAAGAATTAATATTTGATCCTGCTTTGAATCTAGAACTTGCACAAATATTTAAATAGTCAATAATAATCATTGCTGGTTTAAATTGTTTCTTCAATTGCAATTCATTCAACAATGCTTTAAAGTGTCCGACATGTGCGCCAGCTGTAGGATATTCTTTAATGATAAGATTACCTTCAGTCTTATTACGAATCTTTTCAATACGAGAATCAAACATTGCCTTTGGCAAGTCTTTTAATTGATCCATTGTAATATTCATTAAGTTTGCATCAATACGTTCTGCAATTCTTTCTTCAGCCATCTCTAAAGTAATATACAAAACATTTTTACCTTGGGCCAATGTAGATGCTGCCACGTGACACATGAACAAAGACTTACCAACACCTGTGCCTGCAAGAACAACATTCAATGTCTTATTAGGCAATCCTCCATTTGTAATCTTATTAAAATACTCAAGATCAAATGGTGTGCGAGATTCTACACGATGATAAAATTCATATCGAGAGTCTGCACTTTGTAAGTAATCATGTCCTACATTGTTGTCGAAGCACACTCCTAGCGCTTCTTGTAATAATGAGGGAATTCCATCTTCAGACTTTCCTTTGTCTCTACCATCAATGATAGCAATGGATGAGAGGATAGCATTATAGATTGCTTTGTCTTTACAGAATTTTTCAGTTTCTTTATATAACCAATCCCTGTTATGTTCTGTAGGATCAAGTAAATTAACTATGTCTACGATCTCTTTATACTGATCTTCTGTTAGACTTTTATCATTTTGAACAGCAATAACCAATGCATCCTTATTAGGTACTGCGTTATATTGGTCAATAAAATTCTTAACTTGATCGTAAATAATCTTTTCGTTATTATCTATAAAATATTCCCGCTTCAAAAACGGGATTACTTTTCTCATATACTCATCATCATTGACTAGATTCTGTAGGATCACTGTCTCGATTTTCGAATTCATCAATTGCCTTTTCTAATATATTATTCACAACCCGTTCAAGGGTACCATTAAATTTATCAGACTGGTAGTCTACGTCTGTTTTTCCTCTTGCTTTTTTAACAATGGTAAAGTCAAGCGCGAGTGTTCCGTCACTATTATCTTCCATCTTGAGGGAAGTAATACTAATGGTTGTTCCGGTAAACTCACCTTCCAAAAGTTCGACGCCCCATAAATCACCGTTTTCATTTTTTATTGCCCAAGGTTTATACTTCACTAGCATTATCAAACTCCTCTGCAAGATCAACCTCATCAAAGCTTCTACCCAACATTTCACCGCCAGCCATGCGATATTTACCTTCAATAAATTCTCGGAAGCTTGCGGATGTTAATATGGATAACCAAAACTCTTTAGTGTAGGTATCTTTAATTCTGAATTTTTTATCTTCAACTTCACCTGATTCTTTATTAACACGCGAGTACCAACCATTAGATGGCTTAATAACAAACCCACCTTCAAGTGCCACATCGAGTAGACCAGACCATTTGCTAATACCACCCTCGAATGTTACTTCGACTGGAATCTTAGACTTTTCACGAACGAATCTAGACTTCTCAACATTGACAATAAAGTTGTATCCAATAACTTCTGTTCCGTCTTTTTCTTGTTGACGACCAATAATAAAGATGTTATCTGCAGAGTAATAAATTCCAGTACCACCTGAAACAATTTGTTTAGGAAACAAACCAATTTCAGAATAAGTATGATTAACAACAACCATTGGAATATCTTTAATTGTTAAGTGCGGTGTAACCATTCTAAACAAAGACTTCATCTGTTTAGCACGAGTCATATCTGCAACAGATTTACCTTCAAGTGCATCATCAACTTCTTTCTTTGAAGCCAAGTTACCTACAGAGTCAACAATAATAATAACATGATCGCCACGTTCTACGCTGTTGACTTGTGACATAATATCGAATTTTAATTGTTCAATGTCGGTAATAGGTGTGTGAAGAATGCGACCGGTATCAATACCAAAGTTGTCAAAGTATGCTTGCGGTGAACCAAACTCTGAGTCATAGAATAAAACGACAGCATCTTGATACTTATCAGTATATGCTTTAGCAAGCAACAATGAAAATGCTGTTTTAAAATGTTTAGATGGACCTGCGAATACTGTTAGCCCAGGAGTTAGACCTCCTTCAAGACTACCAGATAATGCAACATTCATCATAGGAACTGACGTTTGAATCATATCCTTCTTTGCGAAGAACTTAGATTTGTTTAAAATTTCAGTTTCTTTAATTGTAGAATTCTTTTTTAATTTATCGAGTAATGACATATTGTTTCCTTATAAAATCACTTGCCAAGGTTTTCGTGTTTCCCTTGGACATATTTTTCCATCATACACTAATCTTTCACTATTTCTAATATAGTGATGTAGATAAAACTCAACGCCTTCAGTGGGAAGAGTCTCAACAAAACATCTAAAAGATGATTCCATTAAATGAATTTGTTTTGCATTTTGTAATAACAAGCCGAAATGGAATGGATTCTCCGACTTATCGTTATTAATTATTATAACATCGTTACCTACTAAGGACAATACTTTTTCTTTATCAAACGAAAATCCTCTGCTTGGATCATCTTGAACAAACACATATTCTTTATGATCTGGATTAAGTTTATTAAAGATTCGATTTTCTTCCTGCATATTTCTAGGATAATGGAAAGAGGTGAACCGATGTTTCCAATCCATTTCAATAGAGTTATAATAACATTCATGCCCACCGGTAAATCTTGATGACATTGAAGCCCATGATTCCTGAAAGTATTTAGTATTAGGGCCAGCTAAATCTTCAAATGGTTGTCCCGGTAATATAGCATGTCCTAAAATATAAAGATAGTCTGGATTAATTTGAGATATAGCTTGTCTCGAATGAGCATACTCCATACCGGAACCAATCGCAACAACTCTAATTCTAGGATCATCACTAAACATATGTGCAACAAGAGGAGCATATTGATGCCATGCTAGTACATATAAAAAATCCATTTTCTTTTCATTCACCATACGGCGAGCCATACCATTATATGATATATGATCGCCCAATCCTAGCATGTGAAATAATACACCTGTTGTCATAATATATCCTTAAATTAGTTGCACCAACTTTGTTTTGCATCTCCGTAGTATTCACGGGCAAATCCATTCTTAATTAATTCCGCTCTAAGACTTACTCCATTTAAAAGCAGATCTCCTAAAACGCGGCCGCCAAATTTATCCCAACCATATAAAACAACTTGATGTTTCTGAGTAGAATTTATTGCGTTTTTAGTGAAAACACTAGCAGCTTCTCCTCGTTTTTTTTCAGCGTCACATTGTCCTCTAAATCCTTTTTCAGGAGTATCTACTCCAAACACTCGGATAGCAATTTCAGGTTTTATGGGTGCAGGCAAATACGGTGCAGCAATAACCACAGTATCTCCATCGGTTACTCTTATAATGTCGGCGTCATATGTTACTCCTTTTGGAGTCTTTTGTGCGTAACTTGAAGATGCAATAACTAATGATGCTAATGTTATTACTAATAGTTTTAATGTTTTCATGCGAATAATCCTTCTAATGTTGCCTGGGGTTTTGCAGACCAACCGACACCATTTAATATTGTTGTTAACGGTTCAAGAAATGATTTCTCAAACATTATATCATAATCTACATACTGCTTCAAATTGAACTCTTCGGGAATAACATTGATAAAGGCAATACAATTTTCCTTAATCAAGTTTGGTTCTTTTAAGTAAATGAATTTGATCTTATCACCTTCATTTATAAGTTCATACTTTTTATCTATCTGATTTTCTTTTAAATAGAAATTATATAACAATGCTCCCCTGACGTGCATAGGAGTGCCTTGTTTATAAATGCTACTTTTGTCTGTATATTTATTAACGCCGTTTACGCCTCTGGGAAACGCAATCAATTCAGGGGTCATCTTACGATACTTAGATTCGAACTCTCTAATGTAATCTTGCAGCTGAGATTCTGTACCTATCAATGCCAATTTAACTGCCGCCTTCAACGCATCTCGTACAGGTTCAGGGGTAGATGATCTAACAATCTCTAGTCCCATGACCTTTAACTTCGGCTCTTTATATTGAACACCCTCATTATTATACACATTCAAAGCATATCGTTTCTTCGCAACCCAAATGCCTCGATCTGCAATAACCTCACGCTTAAAATAAATCTTTGTTTCAAAGGCATTAGTATAATCTGCAAGACCATCGCATGCTTTATTAATTGCCTTTTCAATCTTCTCGTTACAAATCTTATCGAGAATCTCCACAATCTTTTCTTTTGGTTGGTCTTTGTAGAACTTTTGAACCAATGGATCAAGTGTAATATAACAAGCATCTGTATCTGAATAGAATGAGTATATTTGATCTGTTGTCCCGCATACTTTATTTAAGTATTCATCCAATGCTGCACCAACTGTCTGAATAATATACTGACCTGACATTGTAATGCCTTCAGCAATATTAGAATCATAGAATCGGAAAAACTCGTTACCCCATGCGCCGAACAACGAATTCAATTGAATCTTACGAGCCATCTGAAAATTGTTATACTTTGCAATCTCTTTTTGCCACTTCTTATCTTTTGTTTCTTCATACTTGGATTGAGCGGTCAACATCAACTTCTTATATTTTTGTCGATCGTCAAATAGTTTCTGAACAATCTCAGGAAACAGACCTTGCTTTTCTCTGGTATAACAAAAACCATTTGCCGACATACACAAGTTCTTTTCTTTTAGATCATCTAAATTGTATTTGGTCTGTAGCAATTGTTCAACTGTAGTACTCTTTGTTTCTTTTCTGACCTGTGTTTCTGGAGACAAATTATACTGCATAATAATACTTGGATACAGACTTGTCGCATCAAACGATACTACCCAATCATATTGTCCAGGTTTTGGTTCTTGAACGAACGCACCTACAATAGGTCTACTAGGCAATCCTTCTCGCTGATGAACAACAATATTCTTATTCCACAAGTGATTCCATAAGATACAATCCCACGTACGTACAGCTGAGAACACGTCTACATAATTACACTTAGCATCATACGCCATTGTTAAAATCAGTTCAATCAACTTCATCTTATCTTCAAGCTGGTCAACAAGTTCTACGTCAACTACGTTGTACTCGACAAACTTTTGCCAATCATTTTTATAGAAGTCTCTGAATGAAGTATACTCTGCATACGATAACTTTTCTTTACCTAATTCTACTTTGGCAATGTGATCCAACTTATATGATTCCTGAGCACTGTATGTAAACTTCTTATACAGATCAAGATAATCTAAAATAGCAACACCTAGAATATCGTATGTAAGTTCTGTACGATTCATACGGGTAAACTCTTTTGCCTTTACTACTCCCCACGGTGATAGCTTACGCACATACTCATCTCCAAGAATACGCGCAATACGAGAACACAAATATGGAATATCAAAAAACTCTAGATTCCACCCTGTTAATATATGGGGGCAATTGTCTTGAGTATATAAAACAAACTTCTGTAACAGATCATATTCATCTCTACATTGAATATACTTATGATTTTCTTTAGTTACATTAAAATGCTTTGTGCCAAATGTAATAATCCCTTTAGTGTTTGCATCTTGAATTGTAATTAACAACATCTCTTCTTTTGGATCACGCACATCAGGGAATCCAAATTCTGCAGATGTCTCAATATCAATTGACCAAATTTTAATTTGTGAGATATCAAACTCTACTTCGCCGGGAAACGTCTTTGTGATATACTGATAAGCGTAATTTGTGTTACCAAAGATGGGAAAGTTTTCTACTTCCTTATATCGGCTGACGTAATCTTTGGCGTCGTTAATATCCGCAAATTCAATTTCTTCAAGAAAATCTCCGTATAACGATTTATGTTGAGTTTGTTTCTGAGATTTAGTATACAGACTTGGTTTGAATTCTATTTTATCTTGTACAGCCTTACCGTTATTCATTCCTCTTACTAGAATACGATTACCATACTGATTCACGTTAGTGTAGAACTTCATTAAAAACCTTTTAGACACAATAAATAATTATTCATTATAATATAAATTGCTTAGAAAGTCAATACTTTAGGCTAAAATATAACAAAAATCTTCATATTTGCCAAGGTATAAATATATGATTAGCATTGGTATTTTAACGGGCATACCTATTGCAGCATTAAGAATACAGTAAATAATTTAAAAGGTTAACAAATGGCAGATTTAATTATATCGGGTATGTCTCTTACAGGTGGGGGAATGACGATTACTTTACCGCCCGCTTCAGCTATTATTGCAGACACATACTTTAATTATACCACAGTATTGTTATCGGGCGATGGAACTAACAATGCAACGAATGCTACATTTGTAGATAGTTCAACAAATAATTTTACCATCACGCGTAATGGTAATACCACTCAGGGTACGTTTAGTCCTTATGGTGGTAACTGGAGTAACTACTTTGATGGTACTGATGATGTGTTAAGTTTTCCAAATAACGCTGTATTTGCCTTTGGAACGGGTTCATTTACAATTGAATTTTGGATCAATGCCCCTTTAAATAATGATAAATTTATTTTAGAAGGTCGTAATGCAATTGGTACAATGCACATTACAACTGGTGGCTATTTATCAACTGCTGGTGTTTTAAGATATAACGGTAGCTCAACTATTGTTTCAAGCAATGTTATTACTGACAATGCTTGGCATCATTGTGCAATAGTTCGTAATGGTAGTAGTAACATTACTTTGTATGTAGATGGTACTTCAGTAGGAACCGGAACTGATACAACAAATTACACTACTACCACCGGAACATTTAATGGTATTGGTGGTAGAGCCGCGGTGGGAAATTATTTAACTGGTTATTTATCAAATTTTAGGATAGTCAAAGGTACTGCGGTCTACACTTCTGCATTCACACCAAGTACTACCCCATTAACACCAATTACTAACACAAGTTTATTAACTTGCCAATCTAATAGATTTATAGATAACTCAACAAACGCATTTACTATCACAAGAAATGGTGATGTTTCTGTACAACGATTCAGCCCATTCAGCCCAAGTGCTGCCTACTCGGCTGCCACAAACGGTGGGTCTGCATACTTTGATAATTCTGGTGATTATTTAACAGTTCCTAGTACTGCCGAACTTGAACCTGGTTCTGGAAATTTCACAATTGAAGCATGGGTATACCCATTAAGTTATCCTTCAGTAGGAACAGGAGATGCCATAATTGCAAGATTGAATTCTAGTGGTTATAATAATTTTTCGGTAAATATGAGAAATAATGGAAATATTGAAGCATATTTTTCACTAAGTAATACTGCAACTCCCCCCGACAATATTAATGCTGGGCCAGTTTTATTAAATGCTTGGTCCCATATAGCATTTGTAAAAAATGGATTAGGAAGAACACTTTATATAAATGGAGTTAGTGTTGGAACTGTGACTTCAGCATCAAACCCACCTACAGGTTTATCAACAGTTACAAATATTGGTACAGCTGATTCAGATTTCAATGGCTATATATCTGGATTGCGAGTTACAAAATCTATTGTTTATTCAACTGGTTTTATTCCCCCAACCACACCACCAACAGTAATAGCAAATACAAGTTTATTAACAAATTACACCAACGCTGGTATTATTGATAATGCCATGATGAACAATTTAGAAACAGTGGGTGATGCAAAAATAAGTACCACACAAAGCAAGTTCGGCGGTTCAAGTATATTCTTTGATGGTACTGGTGATAAGTTAGTTTCCCCGCCTAGTGAGTTAATGAATTTAGCTACTGGTGATTTTACTGTAGAAGGTTGGATATACACAAATACAACAATCGGCTCGCACAGTGTTGCTATGCGAGGTGCCTCGTCCGGTATTGCAACCGGAGCTGATATTCAATGGAATATTTATCAAAGTGGCACAAGCATGATAGTTAGACCATACTCCAGCGCAACTGACTACACAATTAATGTGGGGACAATTACGTCGGGGGTGTGGTATCATATTGCATTAGTTCGTAGTGGTAATACCTTTATGGGTTTCCTAAATGGCGTCAAGTCGGGCACAACTCAAACAATATCGGGTGCATTGAATAATAATACAATTTGGTACGGATATATTGTGGGATTAGCAGCATTAACTACTGGCGATGAAGCTTGGAACGGTTACATAGATGACTTCAGAATAACAAAAGGTTATGCACGTTATACAACAACCTTCACGCCCCCAACCGCAGCATTACCTACACAATAAATATTTAAAACAACAAAAAGGAGAAAAAATGTTCAACAAAAAGGTCGCCGCAATGGCACTTTTTGTTATGATGTTTGGTAGCACTTTAGCGCAAACGACAAGTGGAACTTCTAGCACAACTGGAGGAACGACAACCGGGACTACTAGTCTTATCAATCAAGGTAGTTACGACGGAGGCAAAACATTAGTAGACACCAACAGCACTTCTAATAGTGTAAGTACAGTTAATAGTAATAGTACAGCAACAAGCAACAGTAATGCAACCAGCACATCTACTGTAAATAGTACATCCACCAATACTAATAACAATAATAGTGCAAGTACCAGCACAAGTACAAACGTTAATACTAACAACAATGTTAATAGCGGAACACAGACGCTTAATAACAACAACGTCAATTCTGGTACAATGACGTATAATAACAATAATGTTAATTCTGGTACTATGACAAACATCAATCAGAATACATCATCATCCACAAGTAACAATACTAACACTAATACAAATTATAATGTAAATAGTGGTACTCAGACATTCAACAATAATAATGTTAGTACAAGTACGTCAAACAATACCAATGTTAATAAAAATGAAAATACTGGTACAATGACATACAATAACAACAATGTTAGTACAGCAACAAATAATAATGTTAGTACAGCAACAAACACAAATAATAATGTGAATACTGGTGACATGACTAATCGTAATATTAGTACATCTTCATCTCAATCAGTAAACGCAAATTATAATCAAAACGCCAATTCCAATGTTAATCAGAACATAAATTCTGGCGAAGTAACTAATATCAATAAAAACGAAACTGTTATTACACAAAGAGTAATTCAGCCTCCACCAACAGCAGTTGCACCTACAATGATGAGTGGCGGAAACAATGATCTATGTACTACAGGATCATCTGGTTCAGTTCAAACACAAGTATTCGGTGTTTCATCTGGCGGAACAATAAGAGATTTAAATTGTGAAAGATTAAAACTTTCTAAGACCCTTTATGATATGGGAATGAAAGTTGCTGCAGTTGCAGTCATGTGTCAGGATGAGCGAGTGTTTAACGCAATGTTAAATGCCGGAACACCTTGTCCTATTGAGGGTAAGATTGGCGA